CCCTGCATTACAATTGCCGTTCTACGATGATCGGCTATGTGAAATCATGGGAGCAGCTCGCAAGGGAGAATGGCGGAGATACCGCTTTTGGGCGGAAGATAGACAAGATTGATTCAGGGACCAGGGCAAGCATGGACGGGCAAGTGTCAAAGGACATGAGCTACGGGGAATGGCTTAGAGACAAGGACAAGACCGACCCTGCAGGCGTGCGGGAGATGCTCGGCAAAGAGCGTTATGATCTCTGGAAAAAGGAAAAGCTGACCATGAGGCAACTGGTAGACAACCGGGGGAATCCGCTCAGAATTGACGAGTTGTAGCCCCGGAAATCTTATTATTTTTTTTGTGGTATAGTTGTGAAAAGGGCGTGATGCCCGAAATTCAATGAGGAGGATTCCGATTTGAAGCTGAAGATCAACGAGCAGGGGTTTGCGGAAGTGAAAGACGGAAAGCCTGTCTATATCGACGGGCAGGGGCAGGAAATAGCTTACGATGTTCCGGCGGCAATCGCGAAGATTACCGAACTGAACGGAGAGGCGAAAACGCACCGACTGGCAGCCAAGGAGGCGGCGGATAAACTGGCTGCATTCTCGGGCATTGAAGACCCGGCGGCGGCCCTGGATGCTCTACAGTTCAAGGAGAGCATGAAGGGCAAGAAGGCCGTGGACGATGACGCCATCAAGAGCATGGTTGCAGCGGCGGTGAAGCCGATTCAGGAGAAGCTGAACGCGGCGGAAAAGGTGATCTCTGAGAAGGATGCGCACATCTACAAGCTGGAAGTATCCGGCAAGTTCATGTCTTCGCCTTACATCAAGGACAACCTCGTATTGCCGCCCGATATTGCAGAGGCAACCTTCGGCAAGTCCTTCAAGATCGAGGGCGGAAAGGTCACGGCCTACGATTCGGCGGGGAATCAGATTTTCAGCAAGGCAAGGCCCGGCGAACCGGCGGACTTTGAGGAGGCCATAGCCGCAATGGTAGAGGCATACCCGGCAAAGGATGCGATATTGAAAAGCAAGACGGCGACCGGATCAGGAACCCCGCCGAATGGCAACGGCAAAGGCGGCAGCTCGGAGATCAGCAAGACTTTATCCCCTGTAGAACGCATAACAGCCGCAAGGGAGGCGGCAGGGAAGAAATAGATGTAAGTTCGGGCGGAAGCCCATAGAAAAATAAGGGCCGGATGGCCCACAGTACGGCAATAGAGACCGGATGGTCTAAAGATTTCGCGTGATGCGAACTTTAGGCCATTTTTTTTGGGCTAATTCAAACGAAAAGGAGATAACACGTTATGGCTCTTACTCTTGTAGAAGCTGCAAAACTCGAAACAGGAAACGCAGTCAGACAGGCAATAATCGAACTTTACGCGGGATCGTCTGACATCCTCGCCACTCTCCCCTTTGAAAACATCAGCGGCAATGCGCTGAAGTATAACCGGGAAGCGGCCCTGCCGGGCGTTGGCTTCCGTGGCGTGAATGAATCGTACACCGCGTCAACCGGAATCCTCAACCCTCTCACTGAAGCCCTCGTAATCGCGGGCGGAGACCTGGATGTCGATAAATTCATCGTCGACACTATGGGCAAAAACCAGAGGGCTGTACATGAGGCAATGAAGATCAGGGCCTTGTCCCTCGCATGGACAAAGAAGTTCATCAAGGGCGACACCGCCTCTGATCCACGTGAGTTTGACGGCCTGCAGGTCCGCATCACCGGCAACCAGAAAATAGCCGCAGGATCTACTGCGAACGGCACCCCGCTTTCCCTCGCAAAGCTGGATGAGGCGATTGATCAGACCCTGAACCCTACCCACCTGATCATGAACAAGGCTATGAAGCGCAGACTGACACAGGCGGCCAGGGATTACACAATCGGCGGCTTCATCACATACACCAAGGACGCATTCGGCAAGCCGGTGACTATGTACAACGATCTGCCTATTCTGACGGTCGACCTGGACAATGCGGAGACCTCAATCCTGCCTTTCACCGAGGCATGCACAAGCGGCACCGCGACCGGGACGAGTATATACATCGCGTCCTTCGGGGACGGCATGCTGACCGGCATACAGAACGGCGGCATAGATGTCAGGGACCTGGGCGAGCTGCAGGAATCTCCCCTTTACAGGACCCGCGTCGAATGGTACAGCGGCATCGTGATTTTCAACGGCCGGGCGGCTACCCGCATCTGGTCAATCTCCGATGCAGCGGTAACGAAATAACCCAATACCAGACAGGAGGATATCAGACATGAACCCTTACGGACAGTTTATTTATGATGACGCGCTGGAACTGAAGGCGGCCGGGCTTGTCGCCGCATCAGAGGATGGAAGCATAATCGACCTCGGCCCCGGTCTTTTCGACGGCTTCGTGGTTGTCGATATGAGCGCCTGCGAAGTCGCGGACGGAGATGAGAAATACACCATTTCCCTTGAGGGCTCCAACGTGGCCGCCATGACATCGGGCAGCGTATGCCTGGGTAAAAAGGTGTTCGGCAATCTCGTTGTTCCCATGGACGCGGCCCTTTCAGCTGCAGGCCGCTATGTAATCCCGGTGCGCAATGAAGAGGGCGGAACCATATACCGCTACGTCAGGTTGTCTACGCTGGTAGCGGGCACGATAGCGACCGGCATCAACTTCTCTGCCTTCCTGGCAAAGAGGTAACGGATATGGCCCGGAACGTGATAGCGGGGATACCCGTAAACGCAAACGTAAAGAAAGTCAGGGCCGTCGACCTTGATGTTTCGGCGTCAGGGAACGGAATAGTTCCGGCTGCTGTCGCTGCGAATATAGCCGCTCAGGAATTAGGCAATGGCGTCATACATCAGACGGTCCTGACCCTGAGCGAGGTCGCGCAGGCGGTCGTAAACGGCACGGAATACCAGAGCACGGAGATATATAACTTCCCTGCCGGACGTATTCTCATGCTTGGCGTGACCGCATCTTTGGCCCAGAAGACAACAAGCGTGCTGGCAAGCTCTCTTAATGCCAGCTCTACCGGGGCACTGGCTATCGGATCGGCGGCGGCTTCCGGCACTACGCTGAACTCCACTATGGCAAACCTCCTGCCGTCAACTGCGTTCACATCGTCCGCTACGGTGAATGTGGCCGGATCGGCTGTAGGCGCGGCACTTGCGGCGTCCGCCCACCTGGACGGGACGAGCTCGGCTATCAAGGCATATCTGAACACCGCCTTCGCCACTACCGATAATGTCGACGGAGATGCAACTCAGACACTCTCAGGCACGGTCACGCTTACGTGGATCAACCTGGGCGATTACTAAACCGATGAACGGGAGGGCTCCGGCCCTCCCAGCTTAAAGGAGATACGGCATGGCTCTTGTAAATGTGTATGACCCTCAGGGCAATGAACATGAGAAGGAAACGACCGATGCCCGTGAATGTGTAAGGGAAATGGGCTGGACAATGGAGCCGCCCGAAACCGGCGGCCCGGTATTTGAAGAAGGTGTGGAAGTAAGCGAACCGAAGGGAAAGAAGGGAAAGAAGGGATAAATGGCCCTCACTGTCGAAACAGGCGCGATAGTTGCCGCAGCTGAAAGCTACATCAGCGTCACCGACGCGGATACCTACCATAGCAACCGTGGTAATGCCGCATGGGCGGCACTAGGAACAGAGGCGAAGGAGCAGGCTCTCAGGAAGGCCGTCGCATACATCGACGGCAAGTATTACCACCGCTGGAAGGGCGTTCAGGTAGAACCTCTGACTCAGACGCTGCAATACCCGCGAGCGGGCGTGAAGATATCCAGCTACCAGCCTTATTACTCAGTTCCGCCGTCCTTCTATGACGTGGACTATGCCGGATATCTGGCAATAACCACAATCCCCGATTGCCTCAAATACGCGCAGTGTGAAGCGGCCCTTAGGGCGGCGGCAGGTGACCTTGCTGGAGACCTGCAGGACGGCGTCAAGAGCAAATCCATAGCGGGGGCGATATCAACCACTTACTCAGGAACGAGCGGCGAGGCCGTGAAGAAGTATCCGGTCATAGATATGCTGCTTGCGCCACTTTTGAAATCATCGTGCGATCTGGAGCGCGGATAAATGGACTCAGCGGCTGAAAGAGACAGCGTATATCAGGACCTGAAAGGTGAAGGCATGGCTATAACGCTTCAGCATGTCGCGCCGGGAACGTATGACCCGGACACCGGCTCTGTCACGAATACGGCAAGCTCTCATGTCTCTTATGGAATCGTGACCGATTACAAGCTCTCTGACATCGACGGGACGCTCATTAAGTCCAACGATAAGCAGGTTTTTCTTGCAGCAACGGCGACAATGCCGGAACCGTGCGCTGATGATCAGCTTTTGATAGGCGCCGTCACATGGCAGGTAATCAGTTGCAATCCGGTCGCTCCTGTAGGGGTGCCGATACTCTTCAAAGTTCAGGTGAGAAAATGAGCACAAAAGAACTGGCGAACTTCCGCATGGATTTAACGAACTTCAGGGAAAAGATCATGCCCGGACAGCATAAGAAGTTTGTTCAGACGATTGCCCTGAAGGTGCTACAGGGAGTTATCGAAAAGACGCCGGTCGATACGGGCCTTTGCCGTGGCAACTGGCAGGTGACAGGCTCCGTGCCTGCAGCCGGAACCATAGAGAACACTGATAAGTCCGGGGGCTCCACGATAGCGCAGGGACAGCGCGTTATTACCACTGTCAACCCCATGAAAGAGGTCATTTGGGTATCAAACAATCTGCCGTATACAGGAGCCCTTGAAGACGGCCACAGCAAGCAGGCCCCGGCGGGCATGGTCTTGCTGACCCTCGAAGAGATCAAAGCAAAGGCGGCCCTCGCATGAGTTACGCAGCCCAGAACCTAGAGATACAGGCCCGCTTTAAGGCGGCATGGGGAACCACAACGCCGGTGAGTTATCCCAACGTGTCATTTACTCCACCTTCAACGGCATGGGTAAGGCTGACGATCTTGTCCGGCGAGGAGTCCAGGTTGACGTTCGGGGCGGAAACGAACAACTACCGCAATGTCGGCGTGATAGTCATACAGGTGTTCACCCCTGCCAACCAAGGCAACGCGGCGGCCCTTGCGCTTGCAGATCAGGCGGCGGCTGTATTTCGGGGATGGTGCGGAGCAACGGTCAGATGCAGGTCGGCAACCATGAGGGAGATCGGCCCCGATGCGGCCGGAAAATATCAGGTCAACATATCTATCCCGTTTCAGCGGGATGAATTGCACTAAACGGGAGGTATAGAGATGGCAACTACAGGTTATCAGGCAGCCCTTGATTCAGATGATCTTATAATGGCGTATGCGGCGGAGGCTGTATGGGGAACAAACCCGGCGGCGCAGCTACAGAACATAAGGCTGGACTCGGAAAGTCTCAGCTCCCAGAAAACAAGGACAAGGCCGAACGAAATAGCGTCAGACGGGCAGGCTTCGGCGGCAATAACAACAAAGCAGGAGGCGACCGGCGACATCAATTTCAGCGTCTCCGCTGGTACTCATAACGCGTTGCTTGCGGCTTCAATCGGTGGAGTTTTCGAGACTCCCGTGGCAAAAAGCGCATCAACGATAGCCTCTACCTCAACGGGGTTTACGGATTCCGGCAATGGCTTTGTCACCGCTGGCATAGCGGTAGGCCAGATGATCAAGGTTTCAGGGTTTACCACCACGGGCTTGGCGGCTAATGGCATATACCGGGTTTTAACTGTAGCTGCAGGAACGATAACAACGTCACCCGTGCCAGGGGCTACCAAGGCAGCGGGAGACACTGTTCTGATCAAGGGTTCCATGTGTCGCAATGGAACAACTTTCCAGAGCTTCTTTCTCCAGAAGCAGCTCGCGGCGGCGCAGTTCCTTCAGTACGCGGGGTGCTGGCCCAGTGGCGGCAGCCTGGATGTCGGCGTAGGCGATTACCTGAAAGGTGGGCTCTCATTTCTCATCAAGTCAGAGGCGAAGGCGATAATCACGGGCGGCTCAGGCTCCAACCTCGCGGCCCCTACAGGAACGATTATCGATTCTGTCAGTGGTATATCCAATGTGCTCAGGAATGGAACGGCGGTCGGGGCTATTCAGAAACTTGGCGCAAAATGGAGCTGGCAGGGTTCCCGCGCTCAGTACGGCATCGGATCATCTGTAGCTCAGGGAATAGGCAAGGGCAAATTTCAGCTGGATGGGACGCTGTCCACTTATTTCAAGGACTTCACGCTTTACGACCAGTTTATCTCAGAGACCACCGGACCGCTCAGTTTCCAGGCCCTTGACCTGACCGGCAAGGGTTATGTCTTCACGTTCTGCAATGCCACGATTATGAATCCGAAGATTGTAGCCGGCGGCTCCGGGCAGGACGTTCTGGCAGAGTTCACTATCGAGGGCAATCCTGATGTCGCCTCTGCTTTCGGGGGAAAGACTTTTCAAATAGACTACTTCGCATAACAAAGGGGGTTTTATGGCTTCACCGTATGAGATGTTCAAAACAAGTAAAGAGCTGGAAGCAGACAAGGGAGTCATCCTTGATTACGGAGACTTCCGGGTCCGCATAGCGCGCGCGGGCGGGGGTAATAAAAAGTATGCCCGCATAATCACAGCGCGGCTGAAACCGTACAGGCGTCAGATTGACACGGACACGATGGATGAGGAGCTGGCAAGAAAAATACACGCCGAGGTCTATGCTGACACCGTGATACTTGGCTGGGAATCGAAAGGCCCGGACGGCAAGTTTGTAAGTGGCATTCAGGACGAAAACGGGGATATTCTCCCGTTCAGCCGGGAGGCCGTGATAAAAACCCTGCTGGACCTCCCGGACCTGTTCTCTGACATTCAGGCGCAGGCAGGCAAGGTATCCCTTTTCAGAGCCGCCGAGCTGGAGGATGACACAAAAAAGTAGTAGCCTGCTTGCGCTGGTGGCTTGAATGGGGGCCGCATCTTGAGGGGCTGAAAAAGGTTGAGGATCAAACAGGAGAAAAACCCCGCGCGCTCCTCAACCGGCCCCGGCTCAGTCAGTGGGAGCAGGCGTATTACGAGGCTTACGAGCGTTTGATGGGCAGTCGGCAGTGGACATTCGGGGGAGCTGCAGGCATCCCGGTCAGTGAAATAGTCGCATATTTCGAGTTGCAGGGGATTGTTGACGATGACGAACGGGCCGAATACATGAGCGTTATACAGGCCCTGGACGCGGAATATCTCAAATGGCACAAGGAGAAGCATGTCAAATAACGCGGAGTCTTATTTACGGGTAGGGATAGACGGGACGGCCGCTCAGGACGGCTCCCGCGTTGTCACGCGGTCGCTTGATGATATAGACAGGTCGGCGGTCAAAACCGTTTCATCTTTGGGCTACCTGAAAACTGCCATGGCTGCAATTGCAACTGTGATGGCAACCCTGAAAATTGCCGATTACGTCAAAGAAACAACCATGATGGCCGCCCGCAATGAGACCCTCGCCGTGGTTATGACCAAGCTCGGGGAGGGCATCGGCAAGACCAAGGAGCAGATGGAGGGCTATGCCCAGGGCATTGCCAAGATGGGCATTACCGTTGAGGCGTCACGCGAAGCCGTTGTGAAGATGGTTCAGGCCCAGCTTGATCTTGAAAGCTCCTCGAAACTCGCAAGAATCGCTCAGGATGCGGCCGTTATCGGCGGCATCAATTCATCAGAGGCCTATAGCCGCATGATCACGGCCCTTGCAACCGGACAGGTTGAAATGCTCAGAAGCATGGGAATCATGGCGAACTTTGAGGGGGCGTTGCAGGCCAAAGCTAAAGCGTTGGGCAAGACCACTGAGGCCCTCACGGATCAGGAGCGGGCGCAGGCGCGTCTTGATGAGGTAACGAAGCAGGGGCAGCAGATAACGGGCGCATATGAAGCGTCGATGTCAACGGTCGGCAAGGCCCTACACTCCCTGAAAAGATACATCGATGATAACAAGGCCGCATTTGGCGAGCTGTTCACCGGCGCGTTGACCGTTGTGGTAAACGAGCTGACCGACGACCTCAAGAACATGGGCAACTGGCTCCTGAAGAACAAGGATCAGGTTCAGGAGTTTGCGGGAAGCATAACGTCAGGGGCCGTATCGGCAGTAAAGGCGTTGAAGGCTGCCATTGATGAGCTGACCCCGGCGGCGTCTGCCATATGGGAAATATTGAAGTGGATGGCGGCAAATCCAGAGGTCCTGATAACGGCGTTCGCGGTGTCAAAATCGGCGGCGATAGTGGCGGCATATACCTCTTTACTGGAAATACTGCGCATGATCAAAACAGAGGTAGCGGCGATCACGGCTATGGGACTCGGACGGTCTTTAGCCTTGATCGGCACGGCGAGCGTCGGGGCTACGGCAGCCACAGGCGGAATTATAGCAGCGGCCGGAGCGGGGGCCTGGTATGGCATGAACTATTCCCAGGACGCCAAACAGGCCGACAAATTGGCGGCGCAGGTTGCAGCCGATAAAAAAGAGCAGGCCCAGCTGATAAAACACCTTGAGGAAAAGCGCGAAATCAGGCGAAACCACGAAGCGGCCGAAAAAGGCGCGGAGGAGAAGCGCAAACAGGAGCGTGAGGCCCTCAGAAAAGCACAGGAGGAAATGGATAAGACCATGGAAACCCAGCGGCTGAAGTTGGCCGAAGCTAACCTGAAGGCCGAAGTGGAGCTGACCAAGAAATACACAGAGATCAAAGAACAATACCTTGACTATGCTCATGAAAATCAGGCCATCGATGACAAGAAGTATTACTCAGAAAAGATGCGCCTGATACAGGAAACCACCGACAAAGAATTAGCAATGTACGAGGCCCAATATAAGGCCACGGAAGATTTAGCATGGAAAGAGACCGATCCGAAGAAGAAATTCGAGCTGCTTGAAAAAATGAACGAGCTTGAAGCAAAGATGAACGAAACAGAAGTAGAGGCTCTGAAGAAAAAAGAGAAGCTCGCCATGGACGCCATCAAGAGTGAGATATCGCAGCATGAAAAGCTCAGGGAAACGCTCGTAAACACATACGACGATGCGATAGCCAAGGCTCAGGAGTATTACGACAAGGCTAAAAAGATCGGGGAGCAGATACAGGACAACGAGAAATGGCTGGAGAATACGAACAAGAAGACATCGGCCAAATCCCTTGATCAGCAATACTGGGACGATAAGCAGGCCCTGAATAAGACTGTCGGCTCTATCTCTATGTCCAACGATGCGGAAGAGATACAACAGGTCATAAACAGCCTGAGGAGCTTTTACGACAAGTATAGCGGGCAGCAGGATGTCCTCGGCTTTAACTTCGATGTCCGAGGGGCAAAGAGCCAAGTAGAGGAGCTGAACAATAAGCTCCGCGCCCTTAAAGCCGAAGATGAATCGGCAGGTGACGCATGGACCCGCGTTGCAAACTCTCAGGTCGAAGCCATTAAAAAGGTCGATGAATGGGTCGAATACCTGAAGAAGGGTATCAAGGATGTGTCAGAGTATTTCGCCAAGACCTACACATTTACGGCCGATTTCAGCAAGGCCAACAGCGACCTGGACGCTTATCTGGCGAAACTTTCAACTGCCACATCCGCCATGTCGGCGCTCAACGGTGGAACCAATTATAGCGGATCGACATCTGCCGGCAGCGTACAATCTTATGGCGGCAATTCTTATGGCAATGTGAGCACGGGTTCTCAGTCATATGCCGATTGGGCGGCGTCAAACGGTTTTGCCCTGGACAGCTATGCCTCAGGCACGGATTACGTCCCGAGGACCGGCCCTTACATCCTGCATCAGGGGGAGGGCGTGACCCCGGCGGCGGACAACAAGAAGGCGAGCGCGGGGATGTCCGTGTCGTTTGCGAACACTTACCACATCAGCGGCAGCAGCAAGAGCAGCGCGGAACTCGCCCGCGAGATCGATGAAGAGCAGGCGAAATTGTGGGCGGGCGGGCGGTCCCGGCTCAAACTGGCAATAAAGAAGGACGGGGCATAATGGCGACATCATACATATTATCGGCGGCAGTGAACATTCTCGAAGCGGCCACAGTTTACTTGTCTACGGGCTCCGCGAACAGCCTTTATCCGCTATATCGCCTGTACGACCGAGATATCGGAAAGTCGTTCATCTCCACATCCGCAACGGCAATAGCCATAACGGTGGATCAGGGGGCAACGGTGACAGCCGTTGACAGGCTGATTATCCCGGCCGGGCATAACCTTAACGGCGCCACAATGACGCTTCAGTATTCCTCAAACGGAACGAGCTGGACCAATGCCGTGTCCTGGACGCAGGCGGACAGTCTGCTTATCAATAAGGCTTTTACGGCGGTGTCTTACCGCTACTGGAAGCTGTCCATATCATACGCGTCCGCCAAGGCATGGCAAATGACGGAACTGTTTTTGATGCCCACATACACATGGAACGTGAACCCCGACTATCCGGGCGGCCCCTTTGATGTAAAACACAACGTCGAACGAAAACTGCTTGCGAGCGGCGGCGTGCGATACCTGAAACGCGGTGACCCGAAGCGGAAACGGGAATATAGCGTACCTTACAGCAATGAGGCCCAGGCGGCGGCAATAGAAGACCTCAATGATAAGTGGGCGGGCTGCAAACCCTTTTGGCTATGTGATCATCGGGGCGAGTGGGTATATGGGGAGCTGACTAAGGAAATCGGCATCCAGGAAACAGAATACCAGTTGTATTCATACAACTTCGACTTTCTCGAAGTGTTGCCGGCATAAAAAAAGGGGGATGTATGCTTAAATTAAAGCGCAGTTTGATTTTAGCGGTCATTACAGTATTCTTGCTCATGGGCTGCATGTCGGCGCATGCCTGGCTGCAGCTGAAAAATGGCGCGATATCGTCGCTGGCAAGCGGCATCACGTCGAGCGCGACAAGCGTAACTCTCACAAGCGGCGCGGGGACAAAATTCCCGCAGAGCGGCAGTTTCAGGGCTGTGATTTGGACCTCTGCATATTCTAGCAGTGCGAACGATTCGACGGCGGAGTACGTGACCGCGACATGGACGAGCGGAGACACGTTTACTATCGTGCGTGCGGCGGAGAGCTCTGCTGCAAAGGCGTGGTCGGCCGGATCATATTTTGCAAACGTGGTGACGGCCGGGAAATTTACCGAGATACACAGCGCGGTGGACGCCAAGGCCGGGCTGGCAAGTCCTGCATTTACGGGGACTCCCACGGCCCCGACTGCGGCGGTAGGAACTAATAGCACCCAACTAGCAACGACGCAGTTTGTGCATGCTGCTGCAGCGTCGACCGCGCCGCTCATTAATGGCACGGCGGCGGTGGGTGATAGCTTTTATTGGGCTCGGGCTAACCATGTGCACCCGACAGACACAAGCAGGGCAGCCGTGGCCTCTCCGACTTTTACCGGCACCGTGACGGCTCCCAGGGTTGTAGTAACAGGGCAGGTGACGACGGGCGGGCTGAAGCGCGTTACAACAAGATTTGACAAAACCAGCAGCACGACGCTGGAAAATATTCCCGGTCTTTCTGTGCCTGTAGAGGCGGGGAAAACGTATGCTGTATCCATAGTGGCATATGTAACAAACGGTGAGGGCGGCGGACAATTCGCCCTTGGGGGCACATGTACAGTCTCAGCAATGCAAATGCTATCAACTCGGGTTAGTGTTGGTAATACTGTCAGTCAGGAGGCCTACGCTGCAGAGTTGGGATATCCTTCCCCGACAAATTTGGGAATGACTTTTGGGGGGCTTTCGACGTTATTTGTTAATAGCTCGGTTACTTCGCATCTTACGGTGACAGTTGCTACTACGGGCACATTAACCCTTCAGTTTAGGCAATACCAGTCTAACGCTACCGCCTCGTCGATTGCCGTGGGCTCAACTTTCAGCGTCCAGGAAATCCAGTAACGGGGATCCTGCGTGGGGGTATTTAACGCATATGGAAAGGCCGCTCTGGAGCATGAGCTTCAGGGCGGCTCTGCGCCCGCAGGATTCGAGGTCGGGCTCTTTAATTGCACACCGACCCGCACGGATACGGCTGCGACCCTCACGGGCGAGCTCTCCGGAAACGGTTATGCCCGCGTTGCCCTGGGACGCAATACGACAGATTGGCCTACCATCAACCCCGACACAGACGGGCACCCGCGCTTGACCTCAAAAGAGATATTTTTCACCGCTACGGCGACGTGGAGCGCGGTGACGGTTTGGGTATTGCTCACCACGGCCGGGGCGGTAGTGGCCTGGGGTGATCTTGGCAGTTCAATCACCCTTGCAGCCGGTAAAACCATGGGGCTGCGGGTTTCGCTCAAAGGTGTGACCGAAATGCCCGTAAAGGGCAGCATCGACGCCCTGGGCGGCGGTATCGTTGAGAACATTTATTCCGCTGCGGCCCTGACCAAAAAGGCCTCGTACAAAGAGTATCCCGGCGCGGACGACCTTTTTCAGTACGTCGATAACAACGAGGCGTCCGCAGTCATCAAAAAAATACTCTGGGACGATCTCAAGCAGCTCATTCAATATGCAAACAGGGCTGCGTTTCCGACGACCGGGAATGCGGACAGATATTATTTCGCCCTTGACACGGGGATACTTTACAGGTGGTCCGGGACGGCATACGTTGCAATGACATCAGCCGTGCCGATTGTGACGGATAGCAATGGAGTCCAATGGCGCATAACTATTGACACTGCGGGCAATCTCGGGGCGTCATCACTTTAAAGGGGGGACATATGATCCGGCAAATATTAATAGCTCTTATCTCGATTTTCAGCATGGCGACAATGGCGGCGGCGACTGAGGTTCGCACCGTGCCGAATACCCGCACCGTTTGCGGACACGCGCTCAGCGCGGACGTGACGTGCTCGGTAGGCGATATCAGCAGGACCACGTACACAACAACGACGGCGGCCGCAGCGGGCTATTACCGCATTGCGACCATACCGATCAGCACGGCGATAAAGCAGGCGAAATTCATTGTCAAAGCCTATATTTCGACGGGCACGGTCACGGAATCGACGGTAACGGTTAACCTGGCT